GGGTGTGGATAAGTGGCAAGGACTGGTCGGCCTCCCGTCCCGAACGAGATCAAGCGGAAGCGGGGCACGCTGCGACCGGACCGGATGCCGGGCGGGAACGCCGAGCTCGTTGTCGTGGAGCCGGTGGATTCGACGATCGCCGATCTCGAGCCGCTCGACGCGTTCGACCAGGCGATCGTCGAGGCGTACTGGCTGGCCCGGACGGATGCGCCGGCGGCGGCTCTGTGCCGGATGATGCTCGAGGAACGGCAGCTCATGGTCCGCGGGGGGGCGGACCGGAAACAGATCCTGGACCAGACGAAGCAGATCGTGGAGCTGCTCGGCCAGTTGGGGTTCACGCCGGCGTCCCGAACTCGGATGGCGTTGGGCGAAGTGAAGCGAGTGTCGAAGCTCGAGGAGATGCGTGACAGGCAGGCGCGCAAACAGGAGATGGCCGCCAAGGTGGCTAACCGTCCCGACCGCAGCGGAGATCGCTAACTCGGGCGGAGGCGACGTTGCCGATTTCATCGGCACGTTCTGCCGGATCACGAAAGACACGATCGCCGGAAAAGCCGGATCTCCGATCGTGTTGCTCGACTGGCAGAAGCAGCTGCTCGATGCGCTGTACGCCCGGCGGGCCAGGGATGGCAAACGTCGGTTCCGCACCGGTCTGATCGGGATGCCCCGGAAGAACGGCAAGTCGGCGCTCGGTGCTGGCATTGCCCTACACGGATTGTTGATGGGCCCGGCGGGAGCCGAGGTCTATTCGTGCGCCGGGGATCGCGAGCAGGCCCGGATCGTGTTCGGCATGGCGAAGCGGATGGTCGAACTCGACGAGACGCTGTCCGACAATGTCACCTGCTACCGGGACGTGCTCGAGGTGCCCAGTACCGGCAGCATCTACCGGGTGTTGTCCTCCGAAGCTTTCACCAAGGAAGGCTTGTCGCCGACCACGGTGATCTTCGATGAGGTCCACGTTCAGCCGAATGCCGAACTGTGGGACGTGATGACCCTCGGGTCCGGTGCCCGCGAGGAACCGCTGGTGCTCGGCATCACGACAGCCGGGTCGCGGACCGACAGCCTCGGAGCCGATTCGCTCTGCTATTCGATGTACCAGCACGGCCGGCGGGTGGTGCAGAAAGAGATCGCCGACCCGACGTTCTTTTTCTGCTGGTGGGAGCCGCAGCTCGGCATCGAGTCGGACCATCGGGACCCGAAGGTGTGGGCTGAGGCGAACCCTGGGCTTGGCACGATCGTCGACTTGGCTGACTTCAAGTCGACGGTGATGCGAACCTCAGAGTCCGAGTTCCGCACGAAACGGACGAACGTGTGGACGACCGGCCAGGAGTCGGCCCTGCCCTACGGGGCGTGGGATGCGTGCGTCGATACGGAGCGGACGGTCGGTAAGGAAACGCCGGTCGTCGTGTTCTTCGACGGGTCGTGGGCTGGGGACAGCACCGGCCTGGTCGCCGCAACGATCGAAGAACAGCCGCACCTGTTCGTTGTGGGCTGCTGGGAGAACATGGACGACGCCGAGTGGCGTGTCCCGATCCTCGAGGTCGAGGATCGCATCCGGCAGGTGTGCAAGGACTGGCAAGTCGTCGAGGTTGCGTGCGACCCGTACCGGTGGCAGCGGTCGATGCAGGTGCTTGAGGCCGAACGGCTCCCGATCGTCGAGTTTCCGATGACGTTGCCGAGAGTGGTTCCCGGCTACCAGAAGTGGTCGGAAGCCGTCCTTGAGAAGCGGCTTACCCATGACGGCAACCCGGTCTTGGCCCGCCACGTCGAAAACATGGTGCTCAAGAAGGATGCTCGAGGGATCCGTCCGGTGAAGGAGAGCAAGAGCAGTCGCCGTCACATCGACTTGGCGATCTGCGCGATCTTCGCTCACGACCGGGCGGTCAGCCGAGTGCAGCAAGGCCCGACCCGAGAATGGTTCGGAGCGTGGGCGTGAAGAAGGTGTACAGCCTGTTCGCCGTCGGGGTGGCGGCTGGCGCGACAGCAGGGTTCCTTTCGCCGTGGCGGTGGATGGGATTCGTGGCGATCGCGGCCGGCTGTATCTGGGCGGCATACGACCTGGTCGACGTAAAGGACGCTGATGGCGACATTGCGAGAAAGGCGGCGCGGCACCGCCAGTAGCGACGCCGAGCGCATGTCCCTATCGGACGTGTTGGAGTGGAAGTCGATCGCTGGCGGCGGCGGGATCTTCCCGGTCGGGTACGGGTCGGTGCCTCCGGTCGCGAATGCGGAGATGCCGTCGGCGTCGCTCGAGTCGTATGCGGCCTCGGTGTACAAGACGAACGGCATCGTGTTCGCCTGCATGGCGGTCCGCCAGTCGGTATTCGCCGAGATCCGGTTCCGGTATGCGAACCTGGAGAACGGGAAGATCGGCCGGATGTTCGGCGATCCGACGTTGGACATTCTTGGGCGGCCGTGGCCGAACGGCACGACCGGCGAGCTCGCCGCCCGGATGATTCAGGACGTCGACCTGGCCGGCAACTCGTACTGGGTGCGGGAAGGGAACCGGCTGTACCGCCGCCACCCGGACAAGATGCTGGTGGTCTTGAACGAGAACCCGGCCGACGCTCGCTACTCGGACATCGCCGGCTATTCGTACTGGCCGGACGGGATCTTCCCGGGCCGTCGGAACTACACATACCTGCCGGAGCAGGTGTGTCACTGGTCTCCGTTGCCGGACCCGCAACGCGACTACCTGGGCATGTCGTGGCTGACGCCGGTGTTGCGCGAGATCGCGTCGGACAGTGCGGCCACCGATCACAAGCAGTCGTTCTTCCGTAACGGGGCGACGCCGAACATGGTCGTGAAGACCCCTGCCGAGATCATGACGCAGGAACAGTTCGATGCGTTCAAGTCGAAGATGGACCGGGAGCACGTCGGGACCGGCCGGGCCTATAAAACGCTCTACTTGGCTCCGGGCGCTGACGTGTCGGTCGTCGGCCGCGACTTCTCCCAGATGGACTTCGGTGAGACGCAAGGCCGGGACGAAACCCGGATCGCAGCAGCGGCCGGGGTTCCGGCCGTGATCGTCGGCTTGAAGGAGTCGATGTCGGGCTCGAGCTTGAACGCCGGGAACTACGGGCAGGCTCGTCGCCGGTTCGCTGACGGGACGATGCGACCGTTGTACCGGTCGGCTGCTGCGGCGTTGCAGACGTTGGTGCCGCCGCCGAACAGCGGTTCGATCCTTTGGTACGACGACAGCCAGGTTGCGTTCTTCCGTGAGGATCGGGCTGACGCCGCCGACATTTTCTACAAGAAGGCGTTGACGGTCGAGGCGCTCGTTCGGGCCGGCTACCAGGCTGACGCAGTCACGACGGCAGTAGAGAACGAAGATCTGCGAGCCCTGGTGCACACCGGCCTGTTCTCCGTCCAGTTGCAGGCACCGGGAAGCAGCGATGCTGACACCGACGGTGTCTGATGGTCGACACGACCCCACCGCAGGGTGTGCGGGACGAAGCGGCCCGCGGGCTGGATTGGCGAGCCGAGTACGGCCGGGGCGGCACTGCCGTCGGAGTCGCTCGAGCTCGTGACCTGAAGAACGGTGTCGCCGTGTCCGCCGACACGTTGCGGCGCATGCGTTCCTATTTCGCACGGCATGAGGTCGACAAGCAAGGGCAGGGCTGGTCGCCTGGCGAGGACGGTTTTCCGTCTGCTGGCCGTATCGCCTGGGCGTTGTGGGGTGGAGATCCCGGCCGTACCTGGGCGAACAACCTTCTGGAGAAGATCGACATGGATGAGAACAGCGTCGAACCGTCCGGCATTCTGCGCGACGGCCTGACCCGCTCCGCTCCGTTCGAGTTCGAACTTGAGCGTGACAGCGGCGGCGACGGCCTGACCCTCGAAGGGTACGCAGCCGTCTTCGACTCGCCGACCGAGATCAACAACCACGAAGGCAACTTCCTGGAAACGATCGCTGCGGGCGCATTCAAGAAGACGTTGCGGGACGGCCGTCCCGTCTTGCAGTTCGACCACGGCAAGCACCCGATGATCGGCAGCCTCCCGATCGGCAAGATCGACACGTTGCGTGAAGACGGTCGCGGCCTGTTCGTCCGGGCTCGTCTTCACGCTGGACAGTTCTACGAGCCGGTGCGTGAAGCCATCGCATCTGGCGCGATCGACGGCATGAGCTTCCGGTTCTCGGTGGTGCGTGACGATTGGACGGCCCCGCAGGGTCGTCGTCTCGCCCAACGGAACATTCAGGAAGTGAAGCTGTACGAGCTCGGCCCGGTCGTGTTCCCCGCCTACGCGGCGACCACGGTCGGTGTTCGTGATGTTGACACCTCGGAACCTGCGATGGATCAGAGCACCGATGGGGTGCCCGCAGGTGACGACGCCGTCACCCCCGACCAGGAGCCGCGTGAGCACTCCGGTCCGAACCTAACCATTGTTCGCCAGCGTCTGCTGGCACTTCACACCGAAAGGTGATCCGTATGAACCCCGAGGAGATTCGCAGCTCCGTCGAGTACCTCGACGCCTGCCTCCACGACATCGCCGAGCGTGGCGACGCTTCCGAGCAGGACGCGTTCGACGCCGGCATCGCCGAGCGTGCCCGGCTCGTCGCTCTCGCCGAGCGTCACGCCGAGATCGCCCGGCTTTCGCAGCTCCCGACCCACGTCGAGGCTCCGGCTTCGGCGGGCCCGCAGATCATCCGGTCGCCTGAGCCGACCGACGTGATCGAGGACCGGTCGGCTTCGCGCACGCAGCTCGCTGACGCTCTGACCCGTGCGGTTGAGCGGCAGGTCGGCGAGTCGCAGACCGAGCAGGTTCGTATGCTCGCGAAGCGGCACGGCGGCGACCGCGAGTGGGTGCGGAACCTGGTGATCCGGTCGACCGACGTGTACGCGTCGGCGTTCCACAAGATGATCACCGGCCGTGGCATGTTCATGACCGACGAGGAGCGCGCAGCGATCGCCGTCGGTACGAACACGCAGGGCGGTGCTCTCGTGCCGACGTTCCTGGACCCGACCGTCATCCTGACGAACTCGGGGACCAGCAACTCGATCCGTGCGATCAGCCGGGTCGTGACCCTCACCAGCGGCAACGTCTGGAACGGTGTCACGTCCGCGGGCGTTACGGCGTCGTGGGATGCGGAGCTCGCCGAGGTGTCGGACGACAGCCCGTCGTTCGCTCAGGTGTCGGTGCCGCTCTACAAGGCGCAGGCGTTCGTGCAGGTTTCGACCGAGGCGTTCGAGGACATCGTGGGCCTTCAGGCCGACGTGCTTCGCATGTTCGCCGACGCGAAGGACCGGCTCGAGGGTGCGGCGCACGCGACCGGTTCCGGCTCGTCGCAGCCGACCGGCATCGTGACCGCACTGGACTCCAACACGAACACGGAGATCACCAGCACGACGGCCGCGACCATCGGGTTGGTTGACCTCGATACCTGCTACTTCAATGTCCCGGTGAGGTTCCGTGCGAACGGCAC